TTAAATGCAGCAAGAACTTCTGAAGTTACTCTACTAGCATTATTCAATAATGAATTTGAACTCTGTCTCCACCTTAGTTTTTCTCTAGTATATCTCAAGAATGTGAAGTTCACAGTATATTCCATAATTTGACTGGCGGAATATGAAAGAGGTGTGGAGTTAATTGATATTGGATATGCGCCAACTAAAGTATAACTATTTGCAGTTCCATAGCCATCTTTTTCAAACTTACTAATAAATACCTGCCCTCTATATGTGACCGGATAATTCATTCTATAAGATGCATATTCTGTCTTATATGCACTAGTGTCTGTTTGATTAGAAATCCAGTCCATCCAACTTTCAAAGAAATCAATCACTTTATAGTTTCTATCAACATAAAATGTCATCGTCATGGTGGTGTCAAAAGAACGACGACTTACCATCTTTTCTGTTACACCAGCATAATTATTAGTCACTTCCGCCGTTTGAAAACTTGTACCTGGAAGACTTACAGAATTACATAGGAGTTCAATATTCGGTGAGTCTAAATTAAAATTAAAACCTCTTGTATTCATGAGTCCTATCACCTCTGGTGGAGGACTCATCTTAATTTGATATACAGAAGTTTGAGCAAGATGCATTATCCTACTCTTTAGGTCTGACGTTCTTATACCATTAGGTAATGCACCAGCCATCTATAAATACACTTGACTATTATATACTATGTATAAGGAATGGGTGAAAGTAAGAGACGTGGTAGAAGAAGACCCGCCGAATGTGCCTGTTGTGGTGTTGAATTTGAAAGTAGGCACAAGGGAAATGATGAATGGACAAAATATTGTGGTAAAGAATGTGGTCAAAAGTCAAGTAGAAAAGGAACCAAAAATAAAAACCCCTATCCAATTACAGAAGCAGTAAGACAAAAGTTTATAGACCATCCACCTCCAAGTTGGCTTGGTAGAAAACTAACACAGGAACACAAAAATAATATTAGTAAAGGTAATACAGGTGTTCCAAAGAGTTTTACAGAAGAACAAAGAATAGCATTAGCAGAACACGCAGTCAAGGTATCTCCATTTGGTATGGGAAATTTTCATCAAGGTAGATTTAATCCAAGAAATCCTAAAAAGTATATGGGTGATGTCAATAATATCATCTACAGAAGTAGTTGGGAGTTAGAATTTTTTAGGTGGTGTGATAGAAGAGAGAGTGTTATAAAGTGGGCGTCAGAAGAGTTTAGTATTCCTTATGTTTCACCAAAAGATAATAGGGTTCATAGATATTATCCTGATGGTTTGGTAGAAGTAGAGACCAGAGATGGTAAGACGAAAAAATACATAGTAGAGGTGAAACCTGCAAAACAATGTGTACCTCCTTCAAAACCTCAAAGGGAGACAAAATCTTTTATAATGGAGAGTATCACTTATGCTATCAATGAGGCAAAGTGGAATGCGGCTCGTGAATTTGCGTTAGATAATGGTTGTGAATTTAAGATAATTACGGAAATAGAGTTGGGCATTAAAACTAATGGAACAAGAGGATTATCTAGCAAGCGACACACAAAGAGTAGAAAACCTCGTAGATAAGATCAGAACTTCTGGTGGTCCAGATGACATGTTTCTGGAAATAATGCAAATATTGACAACCAAAGATTTGGTTCCAGAAGTTGGTAAATACTACACATTCATATATCAACCAAAAACACCAAGAATTAAATACGATGAGTTTCCTTTGATTGCATGTGTTGGTGTTTATAAGTGGGGATTTAAAGGTATTAACTACCATTGGGGAGATTTTAGAAACTATACTTGGCAAGAAGTTGCAAATAATGACCTACTTGTCGTGTATCCAAATGAATTACAGGATATGAGGTCTATACCTTATCAAAAATTTAGGATAAATAACTAAACTGGATGAACCACAGTTAATGGCAATAATTCCCCAATATAGAACCTGGAATAAGATTCAGACCAAACAAGAGGTAAACACTGAAACTGGAGAAATAGAAGTCTTTGCAATTGGTTCTGGACTTTTTGGAGTAGATGTACTAATTGCATCAAGTGAAGGAAAAGGTAGTGATTGGAAATTAAATAATCCTCAGAGTTTTACAGATGTATATAATAGAAGAAATAATACTCGGAGTTCTGTTAAAGAAGTTCAGAAAGCATTCTTTTTAGAAGGTTATAAAGTTTTTAATAATGATAGGGCTGCAGTATTAAAGAATCCCGAAAATTTTCCTAGCAATAGAGACTATGTGGTTGCAAGTCAAAGATTTTTTGATCAAAAGACACCGGGTATTACTGATCCAAAAACTAGACAGACAGTCAGTCCTACTACCGGTAAAGTAACTACAGAACCAGTAACACCACCAGTCACGGTAGAAGACGATCAAACAGAAAGACAAGAAGATGCACCACCATCCTCTTCACCGGTAGCCGATCAACCAATATCTACAGATAATACTTCAGTAATAGAAGAAGATTCAAAAGATATCTCCAAAAAAACCGAATCAACATCAAAACCTAAATTTGAAAGCGTAGGTGTTTTAAAGTACCCTCTTGTCAACTTAGAAGTTGTCGAAGATATTACTGGTATTACCTATGATTACATTAAAATAAGCATCCAAGACTGGGTGAGTTCTATGAGTGCTGGTAATAATAATAGTGCTGCAGTAGGTAGATACAAAGAAACAAAAGGAAGTCTTGGAACGATTATTCTTCCAATGACCAACGGTTTAGGAACACAAAATGGTATAAATTGGGGAGAAAGTAATGCAAATGCAATTGAGTTAGCAATGGCAGCTAGTGTTGGTGATTTACTGAAGGGTGTTTCTGAAGCTAATTTTGATGATAAATTGGGCAAAGCAACAGAAATTCTAGGAGATACTCTTAACAGTGCCAAAGGATTTCTTAATGAGGCAAAAAAAGAGAAAGATGGTGTTGCAGCACTTCTTGCAGGATATGTTATTGGAAACACATCTTTTGCCACAAGACAAAGTGGTCTCACAATCAACCCAAATATGGAACTTCTCTTTAGTGGTCCAAAATTAAGATCATTTGCGTTCCAATTTAATTTTGCACCAAGATTTGAAAAAGAGGCAGAACAGGTTAGAGAAATTATTAAAACATTCAAAAAGTTCTCTGCCCCAGTTATTGAAAAAACTGGAAATATCTTCCTCAGAACACCAAAAATATTTCAGTTAGAGTACATATATAATGGAGATGGTAGTGATACCGCCGACGGTAACACTCATCCATACTTAAATAAAATTAAACCTTGTGCTCTTACTAACGTTAGTGTGAATTATACACCAAATGGTACATATATGACATATGCTGGTGGTGGTTCTATGGTTCAAACTACACTTACTCTAAATTTCAGTGAACTTGAACCAATTTACGATATTGATTATAAGAATGACAACCACCCAACAGGTTACTAAAAATGTCAACACCATACTTTAGATATGTTCCTAACTTTGAGTATGTCAATAGGCTCAGAGATAATAAGACTATATCTGCATATATTCAAACCAAAAACCTCTTCAAGAGAGGTGTTCTTCGCGAAGACATATTTACAGATTTATCATATTTTACGAAATACTCTATAGTTGGTGATGATAGACCAGATAATGTTGCATACAAATATTATGGTTCTCAATACTATGATTGGTTAGTTCTTCTTTGTAACAATGTAATTCACTTTCAAGACGAATGGCCACTATCTCAAAAGTCATTTGAAAACTACTTAGATACAAAATACGTCACACAACAAAATCTCTTCGCAATTCATCATTATGAGACTATTGAAGTAAAAGACCAATCTGGGTTTGTTGTAGTTCCAAAAGGTCTTGAAGTTGATAAAGACTTCAGTATTACCTATTATGATACCAAGTTAGGAACTGAATTGACAAAGACTGGTATTACTCAAGAATTTACAAATCATGATTATGAAGTAAAAAGAGACGATGAAAAGAGAAACATTTTTCTTCTAAAAGAGGAATATGTCAATATTATTCAAAAAAGGTAGTAGTCAATACGTTAATAAGAGACTGGTAAGGGGAGAGAACATTAGATTGTTCCAATAAAAAAAAGTAAAGGGCCCAATTTTTCCTGGGAAAAATTAAAGGCCCTTTTTTGGATTTAATTGCCGATTTTGGTATCACATATCAGCCAATTTTGAGAAATATGACATGGCATCATCCTCATCATCATTAGTTGAAGTCTGAGGTGCAGAGTTGGACTGGATGATTTGTTGTTCCAGTTTCTTCAAAGCATCTTCTTCACTGACACGACTTTGTTCAGTAGAAGAATAACTATCATACTCAGTCTCTTCTGCTTCAACGGCCTTTGCTTTCTTGTTACCAAGAACATAATCAAGACGCTTCTTCAGTTCATCATAAGACTTGAACTTATCGGGAGCAACCAGTTCTTGGAGAGAATACTCCTTATTCCAGATTGCTTCCAAGGCATCATCATCATCCAGAAGAGCAGATGTTGCAGCGAACTCAGACTTATCATAGTTCCAATAACCAGCAACTTTTGCCAGTTTCAGTTTGAAGTTGGCACCTTGCCAGAAGTCAAAGGGATTGATAGGAGTCTCATCCTCATACTCAGGTTGCATTGCATCCATGATCTTGTCAAAGATCTTCTTACCAAACTTGTAAAGGAATACTCCACCCTCGTTTTGAGGATTGGCAGGATCTTTTACGACATAGATGTTTGCATAGTAAGACAGTTTACGCTTTTGCTTACGAACAGTATCTTTATCACTCTCATTACCAGTGTTCCACAGTTCACGGTTTAGTTCACCGATAGGATCCTGTTGACCAATAGTGGTCAGAGAATTTTCAATGTACCATCCACCAGGGCCCTGGAAAGCATGGGAGAATGTTTTTACCCAAGGAAGATCTTCTCCATTGGGAGCAGGCAGGAAACGAATAACGGCATAACCATTACCGGACTTATCCATTACAGGTTTCCAGAGTCTTTCGTCTGGTCCTCCACCTGAACCCTTGTTATCCTTTTCGACTTGTTGGATAAGTTTTTGTGTTAGGTTCCCCAGAGAGGAGTTCTTTTTAAGATTGCTGAAGTTCATGTTCGTATTTTCCGTATTAGAAATGTGTGTATGTATAGTGTGTGTCTCTCGGTTGTCCGAGAAACCCACCCCTTTATTATAACAGAATAAAAGGGTAGTGTCTATGTGACGGTCAGTTTCCCAACTGTCCCTGGTATTTAGTCCAACCTTTATGTGTTGCTCTTCCTTTTATTCCAGCATGCATTTTTGTCATTGCCCCAGGATCAAGGTCTTTGTCCTTACAAAACTCTCTCATGTTGGTTATTTCGTACAGCACTCCTTCGGGTGATACGAGTTTATAATGTTTAATCCTTCGGGGGTTTCCTCTTCGACCCTTATTCATCATGTCTCGAATATTATCCTTCTGTGTTCCCCATTGGAGGTTGGTCCAGTGGTTGTTGGAAGGGTCGTCGTCTAAGTGAAGTACAATAGGTAAGTTAGAAGGGTTGGAGACCCATTCATGACATACCAATCTGTGAATATAGAAGAAACGAAACTTTTGATCGGTACACTTCAGACAGACGGACTTGTATCCATCTCTTTCATATTGTCTCATCTCTTTTCCATCCTCCCTGATTACTTTTCCGTCAGGGTGGACAGCATAAATTTTCTGATAATTCATAAGATAACTCTATAATAGGTTGCAAAGTCGGGGAGACTCACACTATTTATTATAGATTATTTTTCAAAAAAAGTCAAAAGGTTAAGAGAGAAGGTAAGACTTATAGAGTTATGTCTCCCCAGACTTACCTACTATGTCTCTTACCGTCTCTCGTACCCCTGGATAAGTTTAATGACATTCCAGGTCATAACCCTTTGGTCAGGGGTTGTCAAGGATGGCAGTTTTCATTTGACCAAGAACCTTGGTTATGTTTGAGAAGACGTAACTAATATCCACATCCTGTGAGAAACCTAACTCCTTAGCATTATTGATAATCTCTTCTCTCATTTTCTTTGCCTCTGGATCATCAGATAATTTCAAACGTGTGTAAAGAATCTGTTGTTTCTCTAAAAGATTACTTAGTTTTTCAACATGATCAAGTTTATCTTGCTTGGTCATTGTAGGAAATTCAAAGACCTTTTTATAAACTTCTTCTTGAAGTTTAGTAATATTCCCCATCTCCTTTTGAACTAATTCTGAATCAAAGAAACTACTCATTAGACTCCTATTACCTGTTTTAAAATACGTTTGTATGAGAATATATCAGTATGTATGAAGGGACTATATTTGTCAATCCTCATTGACAGAAATTCCCAAACAGGATCTTTCAGTTTCTTATCAAAGTTCTTTTTGAATCCTAGAATCCTATCCAGAATGATCAGTGTCTCTAGTGAAACTTTATTTGCGAGGTGTTCCTTTACAATAAGAGGATGTCTAGTTCCATCAATGAAGAACACATCATCAAACTTTTTCATATCAAATAAATCACTGACTTCATTCTTGAAGACATAAGACATTGATTGATTCTTTCTCTTCCAGTCAGAGTAATTCTCTTCTCCTTCCTTCATAATCTGACCAATCCAGAGAGCCTGAGGGTCATCACAGGAGACAAAGTTTGCAACGAAGTATTCTACAACCTCACTATCATCCTTCTGTCTAGACAATTTCTCAAAGAAAAATCTGTCACGACGTTTGTAAAAGGATTGTAAAGATGCTCTTGACTTACCACAATATTTGTGATAATCATAAGTCTTTTTAGTAAAATGATTTTTTAATCCCAGATAGGACTTATAAACATCAAATGCTTTCAATTTTGGAATCATATAGGAAGTTTTGCATGAGATGTTCTCTTCAAAAAGTTCAGTTCAATAGCCTCACATTTAATCTTTTCCTTCAGAGGTTTTGAGATAAGTTTGGGAACAGACTCAACATCAATACTATTCTTCTCACAGAAGAAAACAATAGAATCAATGTATGTCATACCGGCATTGTCAGAATGAATTTTTTCAATCTCTTCTGTAAACTTTCTAGGACAGTAGAACTTACTCTCCAGAAGTTTATTGATGTCATTTTCTTCAGGCATTAGTGTCATGCAATTGAAATTCAACAAACTCTCTAATATACTTTGTGAGTAGTTTGATATACTTGGCCTTATCATACTCTTCATAGACTTCACACTCTCCATTTTCACAGGTCATAATAATAACGAATTTTTTGACTGTCAAACCAGTCAGTTCATACAACATACAAGCATAGGCTGCACACTGTACAAAATATCCTTCAATCCATTCTCTTTTCTTTGGTTTCTTGGATGTCTTGAAGTCGATGATAGCCAATTCGTTATTATACTCGGCTATACAATCTACGGTTCCTGCAATACCCAGA